TTAGGCCAGGCCCAGCAGCTTCTTCCAAGTCTTTCCCTTTGCGGTGATTTCGCCATCTGCGGTGCATCCATTCTTGGCCTGATATGCCTTCACGGCGGCGGTAAATTTCGCACCCGCCACGCCGTCAGCAGTTCCGACCTGAGAGTAGCCCTGTGCCATCAGATACTTCTGTACAGCTTTCACGGCTTTGTGGGTGCGGTTCTTTGTGGCGGAAATGGTAGGCGTAGCCGCCAACGTTTTTGCACCTGCAATACCATCCACCGTCACGCCAGTGGCAGTCTGTACATCCTTGATAAACTGTGTTTTTGTGTAGGTGCTGGTAGTCTTGGCAGAAATGCCATTCACCTTTTCCGGCACATTCACATAGAAATAACTGCAATCCAGGCTCTTGCTCGAACCCAATCCAAATCCATTCGATTCAGAGAATTGCCATCCGGTCACTGCTCCGGAATAGGTGCATTTTGTGGCATACTGTGCTACCCAGTGCGCCCATCCCGTCAGTTGTGCATCATTAAGATGTTCCGAGAACCAGGACGTAGAAGCATAGATTCCCGCATAGGCTCCCCTGCTGGTGGCCTCTTTCAGCCAAGCCACGGACACCGCTGTACGGTCTGCCTTGCTCAGCTTGTCCGCCCGTCCATTGTGATTGTTGTTGCTCCACTCGCTATCCAGCCAAACGCCTCCAGCGATCTTAGACAGGCTTCCCACAATTTTCTCAATGTAGGCAACCTCTCCCCTCGCCTCTTCTTCCGTAACGGCCTGAGACAGCCAGTAGATACCATAGGGCAGATTTCTCTTCTCGCAGGCAGAAATGTTGTTGGAGAGCTGTTCGTCCGTTACTAGGGTTCCGCCGGAATAGCCCTTGTAACCAGCTCTCAGAATCACCCAGTCACAATTTTTCGCAAAAGCATCCCAGGTGCCGGATGCAATTGTTCCCTGGTGGCTGGAAACGTCAATCACTTTAAAAGTTGCCATCGTCAATCCTCCTCTACTTCCGGAAGTCCTGCAACGCTTGTAAGCAGCGACAGCACCCCAGCCAGCACTGCGGCACTGCTTACAGCGATCCAATCCACATCTCCCAGCACCGCACTTGTGCCAATCATAGCAATGGCACTCTGTGCCACGGTCTTAATGGCCCGGATTCCCGCAGCTTTCCACCATGTTTTATTCATTCTATCACTCCTCTCCAAATAGCGTATGAATCGCTTGCTTGTCCAAAAATTCCTTTTTTTGTCTCTGGATTTTTTCCGCATGGGCTAGAGCTTCGTGCATATCTCCGTTGCAGTGAGCGTCAGGAATCCGCTGTAATGCTTTTGCCGTTGCCTCTCCGAGTGTGATAGAGGCATCCACGCACTGAATTATAAAAAATTCCACTCGTTCGCGGTTTTCTTCCCGCTCCTCCTGCTGATTCCTCAGCTCTTCCTCTCTCAGCTTTCGCTCATCTTCGCGTTTCTTCATCTTGTGTTCGACAAGCCAAAAGCAAAATCCAGTAAAAGCAGATGGAACACCCATGCCAATAAGCAGGTTGATTGTACTCAGCTCGGCCAATTTCCCTGCCTCCTTCCTATTTGTTTTTCAATCGTTTCCAAAATAATATTGCATCATATCATTCGCCCACTTGATCTTATCCTCATACTGAGACACGGCATTAAGTTGTTCCAGCTGCTTCACTTGGCCGCAAATGATTTCTGCTTGAATTCGAACGATTTCAGACAGAGTCTCGATAATTTCCAGGGTGCTCATCCCTTATCTTCCTCCGTTGCCTTTTTCTTCTCAAAAAGGTAAATTTCATTCATTCGTTTGATGATCCCTTCATTTTTACACGGGGCAAACATCCCCTTGTATGATTCAATGCGTCTGTTTAATTGCTTTTTCGTGATTTCACCAGCAAAATACTTTCTACAAATTTCGTGCCATGAGCTCTTGATACGGCGTACTGTGGGTTTCCTCAGTTTCAATTCTCTTGCCGTCACAATATAACCAACGTATTCCACTGGGATATGTGCAGGCCTGACAGTAGTCTTTTTATTTAAATCAAGGCATAAGCGTTGAGAAAGAAATGTCCGAATTTTATCCACAACCTGAATTGCATTTTGCTTTTCCTGAATGACAATAGTCACATCGTCCATATATCGATCATACTTGCGTATGTGCAAAGTGTGCTTACAATACTGATCCAGCTCGTTTAGATAAATGTTTGCGAATAGTTGACTTGTGAGATTCCCGATCGGCATTCCGACTTCTCCAAGCCATTCTTCGTCCGGAACATCTTCTGGACTTGCGTATTGAGGTAGTCCAAATTTCACGCCATCGCAGTTGATGATTTTATTCAACAAATCCATCAACCGCTTGTCCTTAATTCTGTCGCCAAGAATCTCTAGTAAGATGCTGTGATCCACACGATAGAAAAATTTCGATATGTCTAGTTTGATAACATACCAGTCTCCTGGTTTGCTCTGGATTTCTCGCAGCCAGTATTGCAGCCGGCGGGCCGCCCTCAGCGAGCCTTTTCCATTCCGGCAAGCGTAGCTGTCTTCGATCATCAGCTGATCGAAGAATGGATTTAGCTCTAAATAAATCGCCCACTGGACAATTCTGTGTTCAAATGGCAAGGCCATGACCAGACGTTTCTTCGGCACGTACACCCAATGCTTGCGGTATGGGCCAATTTCCATAGTTCCATTTCGTAGCTTTCTCTGGATTTCCAGTAGGTTCTCATCCAGGTTGTTGCCGAAGCGCAGCACTTCTTTCCGGTATCGTTTTTGCTTTCTAGCCTTTCGGTATGCTTGTTCTAGCCATTCAAATTCCGTGATACGATCAAACGAATCATTTAATGTTTTCTTTTGTTTTAATTTTCCTGATTCAATTTTCTCACTTCCCTTGCCGTGCGTGACGTTTCCGCCTCAAATGCAATCGCATCCCATGGCGACTCGGCATCTGTTTTCACGGCTTTTCTTATTTTCCCAAGATTGGTCTCATCTTGGACGGAAACAGACTCCTTTTATCCTTGCACCTGCATAGCTCCGTGAAGCTATGCACACATTTCCGGCAAGGTGAAAAGCGGGCCGCCCGCCGAGGTTGTCGTTGACATTGCTCCGAGGGTTGTTCAGGTTCACGTTGAACACCCCAGCATTGCCGCCATTGTTCCAGTTGCCGCCCCGATACGGGCAGCGGAACCAGCCACCAGCGAACGCAACAAATAGCCTGTTCCCGGCGATTAACACATTTAATCCTTTTGCTTGCCTTCCACGTATTTTTTGTATCCGCCAATCAAGTTGCCAATCTCGGCGTTGTATCTACTCCATACCTCACGCTGGTGCATGGTTAGGGGAGGTGCATACTTTGGGCCGCAGTAGTCCTTGTCTGACGCTACAATGACAAATTCTTTTACAACCGCAAGCTCGATGTCTAAATCGTCAAGTGTTGTCTTTTTGTGGATTTTCTTCTCAAGCCGGATTGCCAGCCTTAGCATTTCCAACAGGCTGTCCCGTAGCGTATCTGCCAGTTTTCTATTTCTCCTTGGAAAGTTATCTACAAGTGGTAATGCGTATTTAAGCATTTCACTGATCTTTTCCTTTAAGACAAATTTTTCGGGTTTCTTCCCTTCTTCGGCGGGTGGCACTTCGTAGCTTCCGCCTCTATTTGGCATACTCCTTTTAAAGGATTCCATGTGCTATATCCTCCTGGTTATAGGGTCACACTCCCGTGTGACCCATCAGTTAATCAGCGGGCCAGTTTGCAGTTTACTCAAAGTAAGCGGGCCGCCCGCCGAGGTTGTCGTTGACACTGCTCCGAGGGTAGTGCAGGCGCACGTAGAACACCCCAGCACTGCCGCCAGCGCTCCAGCCGCCGCCCCGAGACGGGCAGCGCTCGTCCGAAGCGTTATTTGCCCAGAAGTAGTCACCGCCGTAATCGGTGTCTCCATCTTCCGGAAGGAGAACCATTGCTCGCAAAAACATCTTACAAAAGTCACTCAGTCCAGAACTGGTAATGGAAGAGAATTGGCAACTTCTGCTCGAATCCGCCTGGGATGTGATAGATGTTCCCAGCTGCCAGTGTGAGGAAACATAATCCAGTTTTACGCTCCCTTCCGTGGTTCCACTTCCATCAGGTGTGATGTATAAGTCTGCGTAGCTGGTGGCATTGGCGTTGATGGCCTTCCACTCTGTAGAGTTTGCCCCCATGTCGCAGTCAGGCTTCGCCGCATTATTGTACGGAATAAACTGCACCTCTCCTTTGACCAAGCGCATTCCTGCTGCCCACTCCCACACATTTCCATTCAAATCCCAGATACCTGCCTCAGTTCCATCGTGGCTCCAAGTAACCGGTCCCGAGCCAGTCGCAACTCTCGCAATATTTTTGCTGCCATCATAATAAGTTGGGATGGCAACATAGTTGCTTTCTGCCGTATCCTTGCCGTAGTTGTTATTGCCGCGAGGCTGAGTGCCATTTTTTTTGCACCACAAAGCCAAAAATGCGTACTCTGCCCACGTGGTAAGGTGATGTCCCGTGCCCTTGTTGCGGCAATATTGTAACATTGTTTCAAAATTGATGCTCGCCACAGGGTCTTCTCCGGGCAGCGAGTAGATGCGAGTGCCGTGTCTGCTGCCCAGGAATTTTCCGACGTAGATAGATTTTTGCGCTCCATCCACCATAAACGCGGGGTGGATAATGGATGAATCTCCGCTTACCAGAAGCTTGTCACATATACTCCCGGGATAGATTTATCGTCTGCGACCATTTTGTTAGTGGGGCAAACAGCTTTTGCGCCCAAATTAGCCAGATCATAAGCCATGTTTTTTCATCTCCTTTTTATGCAGATTTTGTTAGATCGTCCATAGACCACAGTGTGACAGTAACTTCTCCCATGTCCAGCGGAATTGCCTCATGGCTTGTAATAGTTTCCTCTCCCTGAACGGTCTCAATGTCCTGATACTGGATTTCAGGGATGTCAACTTGGGCGACGTAATAGCGCCCCACCCCCACACCAATCACCAGGTTTTGATTTTTGTCAACGCAAATATCAAGATGCACTGGCTCATCTTTCTGGTACTTATCTACCCGGACGGCCAATTCATCGTCGCCGAAAATCAACTTGTAACCATTTTGTTCCAGGCTGATCTTCTCACCTTCGTTAATGTCTACAGTATTCACTTTACTCTGCTTTCCCATTGTCAGGTCATACCTCCTTTGATCCTGAGCACCAGCTTAACACTCGATGCGCTGCCGTCAAAATAGATTTTAAATCCATTCAGGGCCTTATCCACAATATGTACATTGCCAATATCGCCAGTGCTTTCTCCCACTTCCACCTCGACCGTGTAATACAAATTTTTTCGTACTGTTGCAAGTGCAATCGAAACCGGCGAATCCATCGTGGAATTGAACGGGTATTTCTGCGTGTTGGTCAGCGTGATCTCCTTTGTCTCGCCTAGCACCTCCGCTTGCATCAGAGCCTTAAAGGCATCGTAGTCTCTCTGGTGCTGTAAAAATCCAAAGGTTAAAATGGCATTTGCAATAGACACGTCCATCACGCCGGACTCAAGATTATTGAAGTTTGTAGCAGAAAGGTTTGTGCCTTCTTCAATCACTTCGCCCGCTCGTGACAGTATGTATGTCCCATCGTTTTGCTTGGCCAGCTTAAAGCAATTTGCTGGAAGCGTCACATGGTTTACCCACTCAGTCAAATTATACATTTTCTCACCTCCCTTTTACGCCGCAGAAATTGTAATGTCATACCAAAAGTAGCCTTCTTCTTGGGCGGTAATCTCCAGCTTACAATCTTGGCCATCCCAACGCTCCCCGTCGGAATTGAAGATTTCCACCCGGTTTACCGTGGCATTGCTCACCGGCAACGGAATTTTGATCCGAACCGTTCCATCATCAAGTATTGATATATTGCTGATCTGTGCCCGTGTCCAAGTGCTTCCGACCCGGAATCTTGCATAAGCAACACGCTTAGCAGTGTAGTTCCGATAGTCGCGATATGCCGCACTATCCATCATCTTGCCTCCTTTCAGATAACCTCCCCGCATTTCGGGAGCTCATATGTTGTTCCTTGCAGCGTTGTTGTCACCGCTCTGTTTTCGGACTTAATTGAAACATCAGAGGTGCCAAGTCCTGCTATCACAGCATTTTTTGGAAGTTCGCCTGCTTTTGGTATCCAGTAAGTAATGCCTTTGCCAACAGATCCAAAAAAGATTTCTCGTGCCACACGCCATACAATGGCATCGTCCTCCAGCTTTGCCCTCGCTGGCTTGTAGACGTTGATTACATTCATCAGTTCTGCCGCACTTAGGTTGCTATTTTCGTCCGATAAATTCACTGCAACTCTAAATCGATATGGCTCGCCATCATAATCAAACCATTCTGCCACTGCTACATCACCGGCAACGTTTTCAAGTGCTGTCCGGAGTCCTCTGACTGTACCCATTTTTCGATGGATCGCAATGCTGTTTTGGATCGCAAAACGTTTTTTTGAAATTGGCCAATCATATTTATACCAATCGACGTGCATATCCGCAGCCAGAATATCTAACATTCGGTCACCAAGTTTTTCGATTTGGTAGTAAATTCCCACCGATTCCTGTACCAGTGTGGCATTATTCTGTAGGGTTTTGGCCAAAGCCTTTGTCAGGGCAACCATTCTCTTATCATAGGAGAGCGCTACCGGCGCAGTCTGTTCAAGCCCAACGCTCAAAATGTCACCAGTTTCGGTAATCACTCATCGTCACCCCCGTAGATGATTTCCGGCTCACCTTCCAAAATAGCGCACGAAGTTTTTTCCAATTCTTGGCTGGTCGGTTGCTCAATCTCCACTCGATCCGCTCCGGCCTGTATCACTAGAGAAATCAATCGGCCAGGATTGATGCGTCTTCCCAACTTACCAGTCTGCCACTGGACGTATTGCTCCGTCGCTGCCTCCACCAGTTCAGAAAGTTCAGTTCCTCCAACTGCTGGTCTCTCATCCCCGTAGTAGGTGAATTTTATGTGGAATGGTACAACCTCTGGCTGCTGTACGATTATGTTGTCTGTCGTCGCTCTGATGTCCTCATCTTCCAAATACGTCTGCATTTCTGCAATTTCTTCTTCCGACGGTACACCGCTATCCATCAAGATAGTGATAATGGTTTTCCCAGGCCCACCATTGTTTACAAACACGTCTTTCACGTGGTCATTGCAATTTGTGGCATAATACTTGTAAGCACCAGCTGTTCCCGCCGTTGAATAGCCCTCGTTGCTCTCGCGCAGGCGATTGTAAAAAGAGCTATCTGACTCCCGATCCAGCCCGCCAGAACTCTCCCTTGTATTTTCAGCTGTGGTAATATTTGCGATCTGGTCAACAAGGCTGTTAATACTACCAGTTTGGTATCCATTTCCAATCGTGCCCGCTGTTGTGCAGGTTGCTTCCACCTCCCCAGACATATCCCCTGCCAAAATAACGATGTTCTCGTTTGTTGCAAAATTTATTGTCCCGTCTACGGTGACAATGGTTCCACTTGGAATCACAACATCCGGAGATTCCGATGCTACTGTAAATCGTATGGTGGTAGCCGCTGCCTCCGCCTCTCTCCTTGTAACGCCTTTGTAAAGGTCTGCCAGACTGTCCAGATATTTCCCGTCAGCATAACGTAGCAAGTTTCGCTTCGCGGCAATATTGATGAGGCTTCGCTCCTGGGAAATGATGGACGCAAACCACAAAATAAGCTGGTAAATTGGGTCTGCCGGATAGAGCTGTCTGCCGAACTCCGTTTCGTAGCTGTTTATCAGTTCGGTAACGATTTTCTCCGTTGATGTCTCTACAAATTCCACGTCCGGAAATGTGCGTTCGTCAATCATTGATTATCACCTCCAAAATAGGAACAATCCGCCCAGACTGCTCATCCACATAGGTTTCAGCGCCTTCCACCGAAACACGTGATTCGTATTCATTCACTGCTTCTCGCAGTCCCTCTTCAAACAACACTGTTGCCGCTGCTGCCGGTCTGTCTTGATAGCTCATGTCAATTCCAAGCTCCCGTTCCAGTGGGACGGATCCCTTCGGTGTTGCGGCAAGCATCACAATGTTCTGGGCGATCTCCGTTTCTGTCTCCTCTGGTTTCAGATTAAGTTCCTCCAGAGCGGCTGTGTCAACTCTTACAAGCACCTCTCACCCCTCCTACGCTTCATATTCTTTTAGTTGCACTTGCACAACACCTTGAATCCAGTTTCCGTTTTTGTCCGTATATTCCCCAGTGTACGATAATGATGTAATCACCCATCGGTAATGTCCATAAGCTTTCTTACCAATTTTCAGCGGGATCGCCGTGCCGTTTCGCTGGTAGTTTAGTAGGGTCTCATAATCTGCCATAGGCGCTGCGCCTAAGAAAGCCGACAGGGTAAAATTGAAGGTAATGACCCCTGCCTGTGCCCCAGTGAATTCGACCATTGGTCTTCCCAAATGCCGCTCGTGGGAGACATAGGTGGCTGTATTTGTCCAGACAAAATTCTCAATTGTCTTGATCTGTTTTTCGGTTACAACAAAAACCACTTTTCCTAGGTAACCGATCTGGCCGGAAACTGTGGTGGTCGGCGTAACGTCCGAGGCCGCTACATTCTCCACCGTTACCTTGTCCGATGTTGTTGTCTTTTTTGTGGTGGTTGTGGTGGTAGTAGTGGTTTTTGTTGAGCTGGTGGTCGGAATGCTGCTGGTGTCGATCCAGCCGGTCACATACTTTCCTGCCGGTGTCTTTCCGCAGTTGGCAGAGGTGTTTGTGATTCTGATGCGGTTATTAACAACCGCCGCAGACCAAATGTAATAGGTTCCAGTTTTGGTTCCAGATTTTTTCTTTGCGTCAGATGATACATAGAGCGCCACATTGGACAGCGTTATCTTTTGTCCTTGTGTGTAGGCCATTTAAAGCACCCCCAGAATGTATCCATCACCTTGTCCATTCACCCTATGAATGGACACAACCTTATTCCCCACCTTGGGCATCCAGTTTGTCAGTTTTCCCTTGGCATCTGCCCACGTTCCTGTGGTCAGGCATCTGAGATCAGCTGACTGCATTTTTCCCCACGAAACTCGAACAGTGCGTTTTGAGCTATTCACCGAAATCACGGTTCCGATCCGGATAATGCACTCCAGCTCTGTAACCCGGTTCTCCAAGCTTTTAATCTGCTGTTGTACTGTCTGTTCCATATTGCTTACCTCAATACGCTGTGATAGTTTCCCGCAGCGTGATCGTTGTTTTATATCCAGCTGTTTTGCTGATCGTGTGAACGGACTTCTCGATATAATATGTTCCGTTGAAACCGCCAAACCCCTTCGCAATGACGGTAAGCCCTGCCACAAGGGTGATGTCTCCCGGAAAGGTAAATGTACCTGTCACCGCTCCTTTATTCGCCTCACGCAGTCTGGCAATGGCTAGGCGCTTTGCCTCTGCGACCGAGGAAACCTTCTCGGTGGTTATCTCCAGTAAATTGTCCTCGTCATATGTGTAACCAGGCGGTGTATAGGTGTATTCAATGGTGTTCCCGGTGTTGGTGTCCTCGTAACTCACGTGGCAAGCAGAGTAGCAGGTGTCCGCCAGCGTTGCGTCAAATGTTCCATCTGTATAGCTGCCATCACCTCGTTTGATGGTTCTGGCCGCAGTCTTATTCTCATAGGTTTTCTGATCGTACACGATCAGCGCTCCACCGGTGATTTTCAGACTTAAACCCGCCGCTGTACACAACCCCTGCAAAAAAGAAACATCTGTCTGGTTCCGCTGCTCCTTCCTGGTGTAGCTCACCGAAACACTGGCCAGATAGCTGACAGTATATCCGCACCGTGCGCCGATTTTCTGTGCAATAGCCTTTAGGGTGGTGCTTTCCCACGCCTGGGTATGAGTGGTGTTTCTGGCACTGCTGGAAAAGTCCAGGGCTGTTCCCTTCATGGTGACGGTTTGACCACTCATTCCAAACTGCACATACACCTCATCCAGCACGAAGTTTCCGATGACCAGAGAAATATCTTTTCCTTTTCCATTCCAATTTTCTTGTGTAATGGTGGGTTTTATGGTCGCTTTGGTTCCGCCCTTTAGATTTGCACTTGCTCGATTCTCAATCTCTGTGTTGAGCCAAGAGCCAGCAACCACATTGTCTCTGTCTATCAGCTTGATTTGAAAATCGTCTGCCTCTCCGTCCGCTGCATCTGTCCAGGTACAGGAATGAAATCTCTGGTTGATGTCACTGCTCACATCCACCCCATTGATGGTGAGGCCGACTGCTGTTCTTCTTGCGTTATCAATATCACTCATTATTTTTTGCCTCTTTTATGGATTTTATTTTATCCGGTCTTTTCGGCACTGGGCGGCACTCTATCCCTGGGTGAACCAGGGTGGATTCGTGCTGCTTTGCTCCACCTCAACCTCCGGTATTTCAAGCTCGATTCCTGCTTGAAAAATAAAAGTTTCGCAATACTTTTTGTTTGCCTGGATCAGCTTATCCATCAGGTACCCACTGCCCATAGTCTTGTATGCAATGCTATCCCAAGTGTCGCCGCTGATGGTTTTGTATTTTGCCATACGCTTTTCCTTTCTCCAGGGGACGGCTGTTCCGCTCGTCCCCTGGATTCTTTTTTAGTAGGCTCTTCGCCGCTCGTCCCTCTGCACTTGTACCAACACCTGGCGGATTTTCTCTGTCAGTTCTTCATCATGAGCCTCCAGTTGCTCCTTGATGCTCTGGCTGGATTCGCTGGCGTTCTGGATCACCGGTGCATAGGTCAGTTGGATCACCTTGCTGCTGTCTGTAGTGGATGTCACATACCGGCTGCCAACGCTCTCATTCAGAGGTTCGACTGTTCGAGTGTAAAATGTTCCCACACTTTCAGGCTCCGTGTAAGCCTTGTAGGCCGCCGTTGCTAGGTCTCCGTATGTTTCTTCAACCTTCTCCTTCATGGCCCATGCGCCGTTGATGTCGCCCTCCATGGTATATCCGCCGAACTCATAGAATACTTTGGACGGAGAATTGATGTCCAGCGTTTTTGCGTAGGCAGAGCTGGCCGCATTCGCCAGGTTTTGATAGGTTGTAATCAACTTGGATTTTTTGCTGTTTGCGCCGCTGATCGCACCCTCAATGGAATAGGAGCCAAAGCTGTAGAAGGTGCTTCTGCTGATTTTGTCACCAAACGATGTTGTAGCCCCAGAGGCAATTTGTCCCATCAGGCTGTAAACATCCTGTTCCTTGGCCTCTGCGCCCAGAAGGAATCCTTCGATGTAGTTTTCTCCGGACTCTTTTGTGATGGTAGAGGGAGAATGTACACCCAGGTCACTGTTGAATCTGTCGTTCCATCGGGTTGTAATATCGTCAATAATCGCAAGCGCAGTTGAATCTTCTTCCAGGCTGCCCACAAATCCATCAATGTAACTGGTTCCGGTTTCTTCTCCACTGGATTCCAGGCTAAACGAGGTATCCAGCTTGTCCGTCCAGTATTCAAAAGCTCGTTCAGCTGCGGCGGCTTGATCCGAAGAAGTTAGTCCATCGGTGTATCCGCTCAAAGCGTCTGTGACTGCGTTCAGGCAGTTCTGGTAAAGCTCTTCGTCACCGCCAGCCAACTCTTCAATATTCTGGAGCAGAGCCTCCACCTCTGCCAGCACAGTGTCATTGGTTTCTGCAATGACCTCTGCGCTCTTTCCTGCCATATCGGCCTTTTCGTTTATGGTGGCAACGTAGGTTTCAAGCTCTGTTGTATCGCCTCCCTTGATGGACTCATAGAGTGCTTGCACCATGTCCATAGACTCTTCGCTGCCATCGGTCAGACTGTCCCAGATACCGGACAAATCCACATCACAGTTTGCCAGTGCGTCTAAGCCTTCGTAGTAAGATGCAAGCGCATCCACCTGGGATTGTGCCGCCTCCTGCATATCCGCAATGGTCAACCGGCTTTGTTCTGCGGCTGCTTCTGCGGCTTCCTTCTGGCTCTCCTCAATGTTTTTATACTGCTGTACAAGTTCATCCAGCTTAGAGGTATCACCGCTCTGAATCGCATTGTACAAGGCCTGAGCCATAACATAGGCATCGTTAGAACCGTCCGAAATCTCGTCCCACATATTCCCGATGTCATAGCCGCTATCCTTGATCCCGTTCAGATAGGTAGAGTAGTTTGCCCAGTAGGTTTCCTGACTGCTCAGGTTGGAGCTAAGCGTGGACAGGCTGACGGATGTTATATCGCTGGATTCCACCTTGTCCATCATGGTATAAAGTTCCTGGAAGGATTTTTGTGCCTCATCAAAGGCATCCTGGTAGCTCTGACCCAAAGAGCCAAGATAATCTCCCAGCTTTTCCGTCAGGTCAAACTGTCCCATAATGGTTTCGTAGGCGGTGTCATAGGTGCTCTGGTAGGTGCTGCCCAGTTCGTCCACCTGCTCGATCAGTTCGTCATACTGGTCAACGGTCATGCCGGTGATCCCGTATGCGTCCATTTCCGCTCGGCTTTTGGCTTGTAAGAGTTCCTTCTGCTCTTCAATTTTTTCGTTGGTATCGTCAATGAGACCTTGCGCTTCTTTCTGTGCAGCAATCAGGTTTTCATAGGATGCAAATGTTCCAATGCTGATACCATATCCAAGCCGTGATGCAGCTTCAAGGTCTCCTCTCTGTATTGCATCGTAATATAACTGGAGGAGATAATTATTCGATAGTAAAGTCTCCAGCTCTTCATTTGTGGAATCCAACTGTTCCTGGTAATCTGCCAGCTGACCGGTCAGTTCCTCTACGTAGTTTTCACGCAGTTCCCGCTCCTCGCTGCTCATGGCATCGTTGAACGCATTCATTTCATCTGTGGTCAGGTTCAGGGTTCCGGACAGGGTATCGTATTTGGCATTCAAACCAGGCAGCAGAGCGTTCAGGCGGCTCACCCGGTCAGCAATTAAATCGTCTGCTGTAGCAAGTTTACTTCCAGAGGTTGCCGCATCCAATGTAGCACTGCTGAACGTGTTCACTGCGTCGCCGGTATTTACTGTTCTTTCTTCCAGACTAGCTAGTTTTTGGATCAGGCTTTCCGCCTCTGTGCGGTTATCTTCATAGACGCTAAGGCTTTCTTTGTAGCTCTGGTTTGTTTCTGTATTTGCATCTTCCAGTTGCTCCAGCTGGCTTACCAATTCCTGGCTGGCCTCAGAGCCTTTGCTGGCTGTGTAGATATAGGAGCCAAGTGCAACCGTCAAACCTACAACGGCGGAAACTCCCAGGCCAGTGCCAAGTGTTGAGATATACTTTGTCCATATTGCAGCGCCTTCTTTGGTTTTTGTCAGTAGTTGTACTGCATATCTCAGACCATTTACAGCCGTTGCAACGGTGCTGATCCCAGCTGCCAAAGCAAGGGCAGTTCCAGCGCCAGCCGCCATTCCCATCACTGCGTTCTCATGCTCCTGCACAAAACCATTCAGTGCTGTGGTAATGTCTGTCAGGACAGAGGCCGCCTTGGTTGCGGTCGGCAAAAATACCTCGCCGATGGAATTTTCCAGCGCCTCCCAAGCGGATTTCAGCAACAAAAGCTGGCCGTTGTAGTTGTCCATGCGGATAGAGGAAATTTCCTCCGATGCGCCCTCGTAGTCATAAATATCGTCCACCAGAGCTTGCCAGCTCTCGTCAGACTGGTTTACAATGGCCAAGAGTCCCTTCATGCCGCGCATTCCTGCAAGCTTGTAGGCTGCCACCTGCGCCGCCTGACTATCATCACCGAAGTTCTGGAAGGCTGCTCTCAGCTCATTGAGGAAGGTCAACAGATCCTTTGCAGAGCCATCTGCGTTGTACATTGAGAGGCCAAGCTTCTCCATTTCCGCCGCAGCAGCGGAATTTGCGCCGGACATTCGGGTCAGTATTGTATTCAGCGCAGAGCCGGACATAGAGCCTTTCAAGGAGTTCTGCGCCATTGCCGCCAATGCTGCGGAAACATCTTGGATCGTATAGCCCAAGTTGCCCGCCGTGGTTTCCACGTAAGTAAGGGATTCACCCAAGAGACCAACGGTTGTGTTGGAGCTGGTGGCCGCTTTTGCTAGGGTATCTGCAAATTCGGTTACCGCTTCTTCGCCGGACAGGCCGAAGGCGTTCAGAGCATCGGAAACGATGCTTGTCATATCAGCCAAATCTTCGTCCGCTGCGGCTGCCATCTTAATGACCGCTGGTAGGCCGGACAGCATATTTTCCACGCTCCAGCCGGCCAACGCTTCTGTCTGGAGTGCTTCGGCGCACTCGGCTGCGGTGTAACGGGTGGTGGCTCCGAGTTCCTTCACCAGGGCTGTGAGCTGTGCCTCCTCGGCTTCTGTGGCTCCGGACACCGCCGCAACGGCGCTCATGGTGTACTCCAGGTCTCCGGCAGATTCGATGCACTCCGCCACGAAATCCACCATCTTACCGAGGGAGTTATTTACAGCATCCGCCGCCATTTTTACCGCAAGAAGCTGATCCGCCACAGTGTCCAGCTCGTCCATCTGCTCCTGGAACTTCTGCTGTTCTTCCTTGGACTTCTTCCATTCCTCGGTTAATTTCTCAGTCTCTTCCTCCAGGTTTTTGGTATTTATCCCTGCCTGTTTCAGCTTTTCGCCTAGCTCTTGCAGACTGCCTTTTTCCTCCCTGATTTTTGCGCCCAGGGTGGTAATTCGCTGCTCCAGTTGGGCTTTCTTTGCCAGCAGTTCATCCGTGTTTCCACGGTTCTGTTTCAGCTCTTCCTCGACCTGTTGGAGTTTTGCTTTCTCCTCAGCCATTTGAGTGTTCAGGGTTTTAATTCTGCTTTCCAGCTGGGACTTCTCACTGCTCAGCTGTTTCAGGTCGCTTCTTTGTTGTTTTAGCTTTTCATTGACCGCCTGGAGCTTTGCAGTCTCCCCCGCTAACTGGTTCTCTAGTTTCTGAATAGACTGCTCATGCTTGTTGATCTCCGCAGTCAGAGACTTGGTATCTGCGCCCTCCTTGGTCATTGCCTGCTGAAGCCGTGCGATTTCGTCACGCTCTCGCTGAATTTGTGCATTCAGAGAGGTGATTTTTAGCTCCAGCTTTTCCTTCTGTCCAGACAGGCTTTTAATCTTTGCTTCAACCTCTTTGATAACAGAGTTGTACTGTTTCAACTCCGAGGTCTCGGTGGCCTGCTCTTGGGCCAACCGGGTGATCTCTGCCTCCTCTCGCTCCTTGGCAGAAATGAGCTCCCTTGTCCCCTGCTCTGTCCGGCTCAGTGCATCCTCCACATCTACGAGCCTACTTTTCTCTCCATCGAACTGCTCTGTTAGACTTTGAATTTCAGCCTCCATTTTCTGGTAGGCATCAATGTCCTGGAGTTTCTGATTGAACGTGGAAACCTTCTCTTGGAGCTCACCAAGCTTTCCACCCGCCTGCTGAAATGCGTTTCCAAAGCCACTGGCCATTTGTGCTTTGAGCATAAACAGCAGCTCATATTGTTTTGCGGTTGCCATTCTTTCCTCCTTTCTTGGTTGCTCATTGGAGGACTGTATATGCAAAACCGGACGGGCTTCTCGCCCGCCCGGTTTTCACTGGCCTATTTTTTATTTTGATGCTCATAAAACTGATTGCGTGCTTTGACCCACTGGAAAAATCGTTGCAGTGTCAACTGCTCCCAGTAAGAGACCGGTGTGTTGGTATCCACTGCCATAGCAACATAAAGTCGCCTTAATTCCTCCGCTGGGTTTTCGCAGTCACTCAGGCCGTAACGAGCAAAAAATTTTGTGCAGCGTTGACGATGTGGAAGTAGTCCGCAAAGGGCAGATTTTCAAGAGCGTCCTCCGGCATTCCAGAGGCGCGTGCCGCCAGTTTGCGCTGGAACTGTGTACTGGTCTGGGGTCGGAACACCGTCACTCGCATGGCCTCCAGTTCGTCCATAATGGCCTGGAAGTCCTTGCCGATCATGGAGGCAAAATCCAAGTGAACCTCTTCATAGGTTTCTCCGCACCAGGTGAACGGGTCATTGAGCTTGATGTCAACCATACCGAACTGCTTCACCAGAGCCGCTTTGCCACCCATGGAATCTTCCAATTCCTCCACTTTCTTTTCGGTTTCCTCAACGCTATTCTTTTTCGCCATTCGTTATTCCTCCTTTGGCTTTTTTGATTTACTTGCCAATTGCAGTACGGTAATCTGCCAGATAATCCGTACCATCCATATAGCAAATCAGATGCTTCGGGTCGATTTCCAGAGTTTTCTGCCCATCAATATAAGTTGCCCAATAATCCACTGCCACAGTGACAGAGGCATCACTGGTAGACTGGGGTTTCAATGTGCCACCATCCATCTGCTTTGCCATTCCTTTGAGCACGTGTTTCAGGCCGGTGAAGCCAACTGTACCATTCTCTCCATCCGTGTACTCCTGCACTTCCCGGCACTCCCAGGTGTGCATCTTCGGAGTGGACATCGAGATTGTATTTGAGTTCAGCGTTTTGAACTTAAAAGATGCCTCCATGGCAGAGATCATGCCGATCAGCACGGCCTCGATTTCTCCTGCAATACCCGCTCCGCTGATGGTCTGAGTCAGGAACTTGATCGAAGGAAGCCCAAGTTCCGCCTGTCCAATGAATTCATTCGCACCTTCATAAACTGCGAAATTTACTACAGTGGTATTCATTTTCATTTTTTCTCACCCCTTCCTTACGCCATGATGCTGCCAAGTACGCTTTCCACATAACTTGCATCATACTCCGCGATAAAATCGATTTCCTGCGCCGGGCCTGCGGGTGTCATATAGACGTGCACCCGAATAATGCCGGCCATCAAATCTTCCGTGGAATTCTCTTCGCTTTTCAGCTCGCACCGAGCGCCCAGAAGGTGGCCGGAATTAACCAAGCCATTCAGCCAGTAGTTCAGCTCATCCACAATGGAGGCGGCCAGTCTGGGAGTCAGTTTCTGGTCGATCTGGCTCCAATATCTCAGAACCACGGAGTTGCACACATATGTAAACATTCTGCTCACGTTGGTGTAGCAGTCCTTCGGATCGGTATTTGCAGGATAGCAAGCATTGTATGCGCCCCAGCTGGTAAAACCATTGACAAAGTTCAGAGCGGTTACAATTCCGTGCCCCCGCAGGTCATTGGCCTGCGAGATGTCCAGCAGAATCTCTGTTCCATCCGCCAGCTTGGCGCAATCCGCTTGAAGGGTCTTGTTGCTGATCGGTTCGGAAGGAACATCATCATGATCTGCATCCGTGCTGCCGATCAGGCCAGCAAGCTGAGTGGAGTAATGGAATGTCAGCTCTCCATTGCCCAGCAAAGGCCAGCAAATCAGCTGATTCAGCTGACGATAAGCGGCGTTGCCCTCTTTGATCTCCTCTGCCTCCTGGCAGTTGGTCGCCTTGCTGGAATCCAGATCGCAGATTGCAGTTGCCTTAAACACGGTGGAAAAGCTCTGTGCTTTGGCCGCCATTACAGCTGCCACAGCAGCGTCCTGAGAAAAGCCGGGTGCGATGATGATGTCCGGCAACACTCGATCCTTGAAGTAGCTCTTGTCCATCAACTCCAGGCCGGTAGCAGCGCCAGTTTTTGCGTCCGTTCCGCCGATCACGTTTGTTTTTACATCATCCAAGGTGAAGTCCACCATGGAGTAGCTGACAGTCGCAGCGGTTACTTTGTCTGTTTCCATTGCGCCGCCAGCCAGCACCTCAACATAGCAGTTTCCATCTTCATAGAAAACTGCGTAGTCCTCTCCGGCGGTGTAAGCCTTATTGTTATTTTTTACCACGATGGTATCTTCCAACGTATCTCCGGTGAGGGTGATCTTTCCGTTGCTGATTGCCACGATCTCCTCAGTGACTTCCTTCTTTTGATCTTCAGGTACAAGTACATTGACCAGTTTAAGCGGTGAAATGCCATAGAGCTTGAAGTGAGAATAGATCACTTCGCAAAGCGTGTACTTATCCCAATCATCGCTCCAACCAATGGCAGATACGGCCTCGCTGAAACTGTTGACGGTGATAATCTCATTTGCCTTTCCTCCCACCTGATGGATGGGTGCAGTGCCAAAAGCAATTGTGATGCCGCTGCTCACCGTTGCAGGGGTTCCAACCGATGTTGCTTTCTCAGACGGCTTTACGCCGTAAAATGTCGCCATAAGCGTTTAACCTCTCTTTCCTGGTACTCTGGCTTTCGCCAGCATATCTTGATAATACTTGTGCAGGATATTCCCCTTCTTCTGCACTTTTTCCTGTGCATCTGCCAGTCGGTCAACGTCCACCAGCAAATACGGAATTTCAGGGTATTTGTCAACCAGGCCGTCCAGAAAATTTTTGATCTCGTTCTCTGTTCCGGTCAGGATCATACCCTTTCGCAGCCTCGACATAGGAATAGATGGGCCGACGTAGGCCTGCTGAATTTTTTCTTCCCGCTCCGCAGAATCTTCTGCGGCCTGGTCTGCTTCTGCCACGGTGCTTTCTGTAGACTTCACCGTTTCCTCTTTTTCTTCATCGACCGCAGGAGTATTCTCAGTGGTCTCCTCAGCCACCTCTTCCGTACTGGTTTCAGTTGCTACTGCTTTCTCCACTGTCAAGTTCCTTCCTCCTCTCTGTTACCAAATGATTTCCCGCTTTTTCGGTACCACCACCGGGATATTCCAGGTGGTGGATAATTCCGCAATGTGATCTCCGTCTGTATTATCTGGATAAATCAGGAATTCCAGTTCTGTGTCCATGCTATATCCGTCAATGACTTTCTCTCGTTTCAAGTCAAAACGGATTTTTTCAATCATGTCCAGCAGGGTGAGTTTTCCCTCCACTACATCCGGGTCCCATATAAAGATCGTTAGTCGGACATTCACCTGGCTTGTTTCTATCTTCTTACTTTGTGACCAGCTATCCTCACCGGTTATTACCTGCATCTGGATCAGCGGAATCATCGGCTCGTCATCGTTTGGAATTGGAGTTGTCTGCTTATAGATGCGTATTGGTCTCCTCGCCGGTTGATCTGACCATCCCTCCTGTTTTACTTTCAGCTGATACTCTTTCAGGTGGTCATGTAAAAAAGTTTCCAGCGCATCCAGGAGACCTCTTATGGTCTGGTAACCCGGTTGTTTTTCTTCCATTTCAACCTCCTGTTATTTCCCATATCCGCCATTCAGTGCCGCAGTGATCTCATGGTCAAGCCGTTTCTGTACGGTTTCCGTTGCTTTTTGCAGAATAGCCTCTCTGGCTTCTTGGTAGTCCAGCATATCCGCAACGGCAAAACCCCAGTATTCCCGGAGCTTTGCCTTCCCACTGCTAGTTGTTCCCTTGGTGCGCCGGAAGATGCCGGTGTGTCCGCTTTGGAATGTGGCAATAAAGGCGTTGTCTCTCGCTTGCATCTTTCCCTTTACATCCGCTGCCTTTACTGCGGAAGTTTTACGCCAACCGCTGACTCCGTTTACAAATTCTTGCGTGTACTGTCTGCTTTTGGGGTTTGGGTGGAAACGATACAACGGGATTTTTCTACCTGCAAAAGAAATTTCTCCAACAATCTCATCACCGCTCGCAATCGCTTTTTTGAGCTTTATGTTCCTATCTGCTCTGATGTTTGCGTCTGTGATGTCATATCGCTTTCTGATTTCCCGGCTTGCCTCGGTACGGGCAGCTTCAACGCCTCGGTTAATCGCTCGCTCTGCGGCAATTCTAAATTTTTCCTGCTGTGAAATCACCTGCTGCATTTGCTGGATTTGTGCCTTATTGATCTGCACCTCGATCCAAGATGTTCCCATGCTGCACCGCCTTGACTACTCGTCCATCTCCTGGAGGTTTATTCTCAAAATTCCAGTATCCAGTTCAACGCCTGCGATCAGGTATGTTTTCCCGAAAACGGTCATTCTCCGTCCTCGCTTTGGTTGCTGTCCAAAATCCTCCAGCGCTGCGTAAATTACCAGATTCACCTTGTAAAGCACCATGTCATCCTTCTGGTACATAATGGTACTTCCAGCTTTTTGCCGTTGGCTGTTCTTTTGCCATTTCCCATCATCCGTTGCATCGGTATCTACCATGATTGGAATTCTCAGCCGGTCAGGCTTCGCCGAATAACCGCGCCTGTAGTATTCGACATCCGCAATTTCGGCAAAATCCATGGTGTTGAGGAACACCATTTTGTTATCCCGCTGGATTTGGGATTTTAGATTACGCATAAGGTTAGCCAAGCACGTTTCGGCAAGCTCTCCAGGGGCTCTTCATAGAAGGATAGAGAATAGGGCGAGAAGTCATAATGTTGGAGCGGGTGTTTGCCTCTTCACTCACCAGAGTCTTAGGCACATACACACCGGTTCGAGTGTGAAACTCCTTATCCTCTTCCACCTGGGTAACAGCGCCAACAGCTACCTTTCCAGTGTTGGGTGTAGCCAGCACTGCGGCCTTAGTCGGAAAATAATTCACAGTTGTTTTCTTTCCCTTGTTATCTTTTTCCTGATATGTACCAGTGTAGTTGAATACAGTGAGCTCGGTTCCGGCTACATTCAGCCGGCCAAGTCTCCGCACACCGGCCTGCTGCCAACGAGGATCAATCTCTCCAATTTCGATGCGGCGGTTGTCCATCAGTTCTTTGATCCAAGGGTCAGTGGCGATCATCTTTGCTACCTCACTGCCAACCACAAGGTCAGTTACTTCCCGGCCGGCAGAAATCATGCTGTCCACCTGCTCAGAAACACCATCCAGCCAGGAACCAGGCTTTTCAGCAGTTCCAGCAGCCCAAGGCTTTGTCGCAGTAAACGCACCGGGATTATCAGTGCCCTCGTAATACTGTGCCACCAGGTCTTTGCCCTTCTTGCCATTATCGCCAACGTGGGTCATGGTGCATTTATTGTCCAGCATGGTCTGGACTGCCATCCACTCCATCCGGCGGACAATGGCTTTCTTCAAGCTTTCCAGGTCGGCCATTTCCAGCGTTCTAGCTCTGCTCTCCGGGGTCTGGGTAGATGTGATTTCCTCACCTGCCATCCGGTGAGTAATGTCTCCGGATGTTACCGGTCTCTTGATTGAGATGTAGGGTGGGATCAACTTATGGGTCTGGAAGCCCTCTCTCATCATGGGCACAGCGCCAACCATCGGCAGCACAAAGGGAGCCAGAATGTCACCTTCACCATCATCATAATCGATATAAACCTCTTCCGTTGGGAACACGGCTGCGCTGTCAGCTCCCCCGAAATACCGGTCAAGCATAAAGGTGTAAACCTGGTGCAGTTCTTTGATTGCGCCCATAAGTACTGCCGTCTGATAAAAATTAAATTCTGCCATTATCTATTCACTTCCTCTCTCGTTAAATTCCATCATAGAGTACAATCCCAACTGTTCTCAGGTTGTTCTCGTCCTCTTCGGTTAGCTCATAATCATCTGCAAATACCAGCGAATTTCGATAGAAATTGCCGCAGATGTAGGCCTCTACCATCGTGTCCTCCTCATCAGGCGGAACGGCCACAATCACAGAGGCGGTTCCCTTTCCGGTTCCGAGAACAGCATACTTTCCATCTTCTTCGCGGGAAAGCACTGTTCCGCGCTGAATAACACCGGTCTCCTCCAGGTCAAAAATCTTAGTGATAGCAGGAGGGTAATGTCCCGCAATTAGATTGTCCGGCTGGAAGGCATCAATCTCCATGCCTGTATATCTTGCCATCTTTCATTCACCTCCTTAGTGCTCGCACTTATCCTTGTAGTAAGCCTTCGCCATCAGGCGGCCAATCGTTTCCGGGTCTTTGGGCTGTTCTCCGCCCTCCGGCATTGCCGCATTGCCAACGTTATTGGCGTTGCTGTTTTCCGCATCCTTTTTGGTGCCTTCTAGGTGTGCGGTTCCGGCCGCCTTCTGCTTGGCGATAATGGCCATGGCAACCGTTCCGGCGTTCTGAGTCGGATCACTAACAGCCTCCTGTACCAGGTTTTCATATCCCGGCATAGACTGTCCCAGAATTCCTTCAATGCGTTTCCGCTCTGCCTCTGCGGCATCCTGTCTTATTGCACTCGCAATGTCGGGATACGCCGCACACAGTTCCTCTGCATTTTTGATTTCCATTTTTTCTCTCCTCTCTTCCTCTTTTTTTGCCTCAGCCTCCAACTGTTGCTTTGGCTGTTGCTTCATCAGTTGTTGCATTTTTTCCCGCAATCCTTCCACCGGTGGAAGTTCTGTCCAACATCCGGCACTTCTCATAGCCGCCACAGTTCTCAAGGGTTGCACTTCGCTTTTTGTATTTTTCTTTTCCCCGTCTTGAAATAGGATGCCGTCTGCAAATCCAAATTCGATTGCCTCCTGGGCTGTCATGAAAGTTTCATTCTCCATCATAACCTCCAGCTCTTCCCTGCTGGTTTTCTCTCCGCACCTTTCCTCGTATGCGTTGAGAATAGACTGGTCAACGGTTCGGAGCATCTGTGCGTCTTGGGTCAACTGCTCCTCATTTCCGGCTGTCTCTAACGATGCCCGGTGGATCATGACATTTGCAACCGGGCTCATCATTACCTGGCTGCATCCGCAGATCATCACGCTGGCAGCACTTCCAGCGATGCCGAACACTTCCGCCTTGCAGTTTCGCCCGCTACTTCTGAGCGCAGTATAAATCTCAAAACCCATATAGACAGAGCCACCGCAGGAATTTACCTCCAGGATTAACTCCTCTCCATCTGGGCACATTTCAAGTGCTCGATTTACATCACCCGGGCAGAACACATCGTGAAAACCAAACCAGCGATAAACAGTTGCGCTATCGTCATCCACCAGCGTTCCGTTAAGTTTCAGTCTCAATTTGTTTCGCCTCCTATCGTTTGTTCAGCAAGTCCAGCTTCTTCCATCAGCTCTCGCTCACGCCGCGCTGTTCTCATATTGTCACGGAAATCGGTTCCGGTCAGCTCCATGGCCTCTTTCGTGCGAGTAGAGAAACCGGATTTTACCCGCATCTCTGCGGCTTCGGATTCTTTCGTGACATCAAGCTGTCCTTGGGTTGGACCGTACCACTCTGCCTTGGTATAAGCCGCTCGGATCGATTTATCTTCAAAATATCCAGGGGCTATGATTCGGCCTCTGGCCACTGCCTCGTCCATCCACTCTTCATAAATCGGCTGGCAGAATTTTTCGATCATCCAGTCCCGCCACATGGAGAATGCCTTCCAGGCCTCTAACAAAGCTGCACGTGAAGCGGAATAGTTATGGCTGAATTGCTTCATTACTATTTCTTGTGGGAGTTCAAGGCCCGCTGCAATCTGCTTTGTGATGGCATCGACAAACCCAGAAAAATTTGAATTGGGTCTACCAGGTGATTCAGAATGAGCCTTTTCGCCTGGGCCAAGCTCAAAAATAGATCCATTACCAAGCTCGACACTGTTTTTGTCTCCACCGTCCACCAGTGCCTCATCCGGCGCTCCTTGTTCTCCAATAGGGAGCGATTCGTTTGCTTCTGGCTGTTCAATAATCAATGCCCAGTAGCCATTTACCACAGCCGCGACCAATTCAGCATCGGTGTAACGTCCAAGCTGACGTAGTGCTTCGATTACCGGTGCAAGAATTGGCACGCCTCTTCTTGCGCCAATTCGTTCCCGTGCCATTAGGTGAAGCACGTTTCTCCTCCCGGTCACACTGCCAATGGCTTCAACTCTTACCCATTCATTTGCGCCAGACGGCAACGTGGAAAGCGGATGTTTTTTGCAGATGTGGTACGCCACAACGCCTCCGGCATCGTCAACCTCAACGCCACCGACCACTTTTTCGCTCAGTTCCAAATCAAGGTAGGCTCCCGGTGTGCAAACTCGGTCAGCCTCCACCAAACGAATGCAAAGGCTGTATGGCCAGTTTGGTTGCTCACGCTCCTGGAGGAGAGCAAAGGCATCACCGGATTGCAGCCAACTCAGGAAAGCCAGCTGTTGCAAGTCCCAAAACGAGGACATCTTTTCTGCATCGCAGAACTGGCTACTGGCCCAAAGGTCAAACTCCCTGGATATAGCGTTTTCCAATTTCTCTGCCCGTTGGGTGTCCATGTGCAGATATTCCCCATCGATCACCGGTTTTGGAACCAGCCCTCCTCCAACCACATTCGTTCGGTAGGTTTTTATAGCGCTCGCTGCTACCGGGTTGCCCATAAACAAATCTCTGCTTCGCACCCGCAGCGTGGACAGATTAAATTGAATATCTTCTAACGCACTTCCGCCCTGATCCTTCCAGCCTTTTAGGCTTTTCTTGGTGCGATTCGCACCGTAATTTCCATATCCGCTGTTTTGGATGGTGTCGAGCTTTAAGCGGTCAAATTCCCTCTTGAC